ACTACCTCCCTTGTGTTTTAACTCCTAGGAGGAGTTAGGTGAAAATCTTTATGTCTCAATTAGGAGAGAGCAGCTACAGTAGTTGCACCTGTTGCAGTGTTAATAGCAGAAGCTACAACATTTACAAGTGAATCATTACTATAAGAGCCAGTACCATCATTAAGGATAGCAAGAGTAAGAGTCTTCTCAGACTTCTGAACACCCTCATTAGCACCTACATAAGCATAATGAATATCAATAACATCATACTCATTTGCAGGATTAACTAGACCCTTAGTAGGAGTAACATAAGGCCAACCAACATTTCTATATTGGTCACCTCTCTCACCTAAGCAGAAGTACTCAAGGTCTGCAATCTCCTTACCATTCTTAATGGTAGAACCTGCACCTGAAAGAGTAATCTCAGTAACTGTACCCCAATCACACTTGATAGCATTCTTATCAATGAATACCTGAGTCTGAGGAGTAGTACCAAGTACCCACTTCTGTTCCTTCTCAATTACATGAAGCTCTGTGTAAGTACCACTTAAAGAACTAGCAGCAGTAGCAGCTGTTACCTTAGTAGTTGTAGAACCATCATAAAGACCAATCTCAACTAGACCTTGCTTAGCAGTATTCTTAGCTAACTGTAGTGCAAGAGCCTTATAAAGGTCAGACTTAACAGCAGTAGTAGCCTTTACAGAAGCAACCTCATGATAGAATACTTCATCAGAAGCAGCAATCCATTGTCTATAACGGATTACAAGAGAATAAGGTTTACCAACTACAGGATTCTCATTAGCTACAATCTTAACTGCATTAAGTGTTCTAGCCATAGCACTTGCCTTAGTAGCCTTAGCACTGATAATGTTAGTAAGAATATCAGTTCTAATAGGCTCACCATCAGCATTTCTTAGCTTAAGGAAGATGTTTCCCTCAGCATCCTTACCAACACCATTTAGGTTACCAGCAGCAGTACCATCAGAAGCTGATGCACTAATTACATAAAGATGTCTTGCTTGATTTGTTGAATATACACTCATAATCTTTAAACTTAAGTTTGATTAAAATATTATTCTTTTGTTTGTGATGTAGATACCTTACTTTGCATTGCTAGTTGAACTGCTTTTCTTAGAATAACTCTATGAAGCATTTCATCTAAGCTACAAGTTTGAACTGTACTTACACCATTTATAGTTAGGTCATTTAAAGGAGCCAAAATAATTGGAGCAGGTTTCTCAAGAAATCCAATATAGTACTTATTTAAGTTATACTTAGATATAAGTTCTAGTTCTCTTGGTCCAACATCTACCCTTATAACCCTTGATGCACTAGGTCCTCTAAAAGGATTCCTAACTATATTTACTAACTCATCATGCCTTACAGGAGTAACTTGAACTGTTCCAGTACTTTTGCAAGAAAGACTTGAATCATTGAAAGATACAGCTTCATAGGTTATTACCATTAGCTTTGAAGTATCTGTAACTTCATTAAGATTAACCTTATAATACTTGAGCCCACTTCTAGGAACAAAGCTTGCTGCTTGTCCATTAATAAGTGTTATATCTTTGTATTTGATTAACTTATCCAAGTACTTTCTTACTTGCTCTGTAGATTCAAAACCATCTAGGAGCTGACCATTATATAGTTCTGTTACTACCTGCTCTTGGGCACTTGTTAGAAACTGAGACTTTTCAAACTCATTGAACTCTATAGAGTCAAGTTCTTCTTTGTTATCAAAGCCCTTAAACCTTCTATAACTAGATACTAGTGTATCAAATTCATTTGAAAATTCCTCGGTTGTCATAATTTATTATTTTGTATGTTGAGCAGCCTCTCTAGCTGCTTTTACATCCCTAGTTTCAATTCCATTTGAAGCTAAAGCTAATCTTACAGCTTCTTGTAGAATCTCTTGATGAACAATAGGATTAAGCTCACACTGTGTTACAGCTGTAATACCATCAATAGTAAGTTTGTTATCAGTATTAGTAAGGTCTACTAGCACAATAGGCTGTGGTCTTCTTACATATCTAACAACATACTTATCAGGAGTTGCAGCATCAGTTCTTAGAATAACCTCAGCTTGTCTACTAAGGTCAGAACTACTAGCCTCAAATAGTCTCCATGCTTGTCTCTTTAATGGCTCACTATAAGCTCTTGACATCATTCTGTCATACTCCTTATAGTTAAGAGGAACTATTACATAAGAACCAGCATTACCATAAACAGCAGGAGTATCTCCAGAAGCAGGTGTAACTATCTTCTTGGTAGTGATTCTCTCATTAATAATAAAGAGAGGGAAAGCATTCTTTTCTCCTACCTTAAAGTCCTCATCCTTAAATGATACAGTATAACCATTATCTGAGAAACCACCTGTCTTAGTAGCAGTAGAAACATCAATACTCTTTACAGTGATAAGAGTACTAAAGTCCATTTGTCTTCTAGTAGAATCATCAAAGCCCTCACCATTAGGATTAAGTGACTTAGTGAAGTAACTCTTTACAATGTTATCCTGTGCTTGAGTAAGGAAGATAGACTTCTCATATTCATCTATTGTAACATCAGCTAGGGAGCTTTGGTCTCCAAACTCTGATTTATGCTTATAGGAGTTAATCAGAGTGTCAAATACATTAGAAAATTCTTCGTTTGTCATATCTTAAATTATTGTTGACGAGCTACTGCTCCAATGTTAGTTTGACTAGATTGCCCTAAAGCAATCTGAGATTGTAAGTCCCCTGTATAAGCTGCTTTTGCTAACTCTACTGCTCTTTGAAGAATCTCTTGATGGAGGATTGGGTCTAACTCACATTCACTACCTGCTGTAGCATTAGTAGTAACTAAAGTACCACTTGAATTACATCCAATAAAACCACCAATAGTAACCCCTTCAAGAACTCCTACAATAATAGGATTAGGTCTCTTTAAGTATCTAACCTCATAACCTGTAATAGTATCAGTATTATTTGCTATAAGGTCAGCCTTTGAAGTACCACCATCCATAGTTTGTAGTCTCCAAGCTTGCCATTTAAGAGGTCTCTTATATGGCTTACTCATCAATCTTGAATACTCAGTATAAGCAATAGGCACTACTTGAAGAGCTAAACCTGTAATACTACCTCTAGTAACTTTAACTACTTCATTAAGTATCATCAGAGCATCAGTAGGTAAGTTTACCTTAGCAACTCCTGCACTTCTAGTATCTATATTACCAGCTCCTGCTGTAACACTAGGAGTAGCAACCTTTACTAGCATTGAGAAGTCTATTTGCCTTCTTTCACTTTCATCAAAACCATCTTGTGATTTGTTTAATGAAGAGTCAAAGTATGCTTTGATAATTTCATCTTGTGCCTTAGTTAGAAAAACAGACTTTTCATATTCATCAAGTCCAGGGGCTTGGTTACTCATGATGTTGTTATAGAGAACATCAAACTCATTACTGAACTCTGAACTAGTCATATTACTTTAACTTTGCTTGTAAGCTAAATAGAACTTCCTGATGTTTAGGAGAGTTCAAATACTTAGCTGCGTTATTTAATGTGGACTCTTCTCCATATTCACAGAGTGCTTCTCCATTCATATAAAGAAGTTCATTCTTCTTTTGAATGACTCCACTTTCAACACCTTTCTTGATAAGAACCTTAGTAGGAAGTAGTTCATCAGATACAATTCTAAGGAATGTCTTACTATCACCTTGAATAATCTCATTAACCTTAGTCTGTAGCCAATCTAACTTAGTACCAACACCTGTAGGTCTACCAGTAATAGTTTCAATGATGAGTCTTAGAGTATCAGCATCTTCCTCAATCTTACCAAACTCCTTATAGCATCTCTGAATACTTGACATATACTGCTTAGCCTTCTTAGTTTCATCATTCTCATTAACAATGACAAACTCATAAGTAGCTTTAGGATGGTCTTCCATAGCAGCTAAAGAAGGAGCAATCTTCTCAGAGTTTGCAAGCAGAATCTTGTAATCAATATACTGTTGAGGATTTGATAAGTCAAAGATATTATCATCTTTACCTAATCTAACTAATCTAGATACCCAGAAGTTATCCTTTGCTGCCTTATGAATACTAAGTGCATTCATTGGTAAACCTAAGATGGTTTCTAGATAGTTCTTCTCATCATTAGTAAGCACATTAACTAATATACCACTTCTTGACATTCTAGGAACAGAGAAAGTCTTTACAGCATTTTCTGCCATACCTCCTGCAAATACATGCTTAGGATTATCAAATAGACCACTCTGCTTAAAGATATGTCTCACTATAACCTTCTCATTTCTGAGACAATTAACTAGTGCAGCATTAGTTCTTACTACCTTAATAGGTTCCTCGTTGCTTTCAGTAACCTGTGGTGCAACATTTACCATTTGTGTTTCAGCCATAGCTGTGTCATCTAACTCAAAATCCATAGCTGATTGTTTACCTCTTGCCATATTTTTCTTCTCCTTTTATTATATAGTAAATAAGGGAAGCAGGAGGATTACTCCTACCTCCCTTTTGGTATTTATTACGCTAAGATGTTAGGAATAAGTGACATTGTTCTAGTTGGGTCAAGAACACATACACCTAATGTAGCCATCTTGTGAATAACTGCTGAATCCTCATCATAAGACATATAAGGATTGTTCATAGAACCAGTGAAAGGATTTCTAAGACCCCACTGATAACCTCTGATTTCCTCCTCACCTCTTACCTTACACTTGAAGATGTTAGGCTGGTCCATAGAACCAATGTCAAAGATGTCATATCTGTAAGAGAATGCAGGACCTCCATTAGGATGCATTACCTTATTTCTTACAGGGTCATCATAGTAAGGGTCTACATCAAGAGATACAACAACACCATTAGGCATTCTGTACTCAGTGAACTGATAACCAGCAGCAAGAGAAGTCTGATTTAGCTTAGAAGAAGTCTTATTAACCATTCCAAGTTGGTCTGCATTAACTACATAAGCACCCCAACTGTTACCACCCTCAGCAACTACTGCCTTGTGGAACTGAATAGCACCTCTTTCACCAGTCTTAATCACAAAGTGTCTCTCACCAAAGTCAAGCTTAGCAGCACAAAGCTCATAAAGTGCATTCTGAAGAAGGTCAAGTGAGAAGCCCTCAGTATCATAAT